GTATGATGAAGACTTCGTTGGAGAGAGGAATGGAAGATTTGTCCATACGGACGGACAGCCTATGGGCCATCCACTTTCCTTTCCACTCCTTTGCATAATTAATCGCGCATGCCTTGAACGAGCACTAGCCCAATGGGTTCTAGAGGCTCAAGGGGACATGTTGAATGTGGATGGACTATCACGCTTCGAAATTAAGAAGCTGAAGTGGGAGTGGGAGTTTAGAACTCTCGCTGCTCCCAAGATCCTCCACACTGCGATAATTAATGGAGATGACATCTGTTTCCGGTCAACAGAGAGGCTCTTCAAGCTGTTTGAAGAGGCAGGAAATGAACTGGGTTTTGAGAAATCAATTGGTAAGTGCTACCTCTCCGAGGAGTACTGTACAATCAACTCTCAAAACTTTGAGCTCGTAAGATCCAAGACATCCCAACGCTATAAAGTGACAAGGTGTGGTTTTATCAACTTTCACGTTCTTCATGGAACTGAATCTTATAATACCCCCCTGAACTCGGCCAATGGTTTCGTAAAAATTTCGAAACATTGTCCTGAATTCAGAGATACACTTCATGCCTGTTTTGGCAGATATAAAAAGTACGCAATGCCCAACCGTTGCTCAAAGAAGAATGGATCCTTTCATGGCTTTACGCCAAATTGGTTCATTCCTCGAGCACTCGGAGGCCTTGGTGTCCCCATGGAATACTGTTTAACAGATCCTAAGATAACCAGGCCACAACGGCTCGTCGCGGCTCACTTTTACCTGGACCCGAAGAACGCACTATTCCGGTCCTCCATAAAAACTGGAAAACCACTCAACCTTGGATTTGAGGTGCCACTGCAAAAAAGCAGATGGATAATTCCCAATGAAGAGGAAGAGACTCCACTAGAGTGGAACCACCCAGAAGATAGTTCTTGGCAAGAACGCATTCTTTATGCGACGCACTTGAGTAATTCTCTACCTACCGATAAGGAAGGTGAGACTTTACTCGTGCGCCAAATAAAGAGGTGCTATGCCTTGAAACCCATGACCTTGGATAAGGTTATGGCGCTATCCACGAAGGGCTGTATTCAATACGGTCCTCCTCTGGGATGTCCCCCCCTCGTCTCTATGGCTGCGCACTTGCGCAAGCTAGAGAGCGAGGGAATGGCGTCGCCCCCCTAATCTTCCAAAACTGTTGATCTTATCCAATCGTAAAACTTTCAGTGCCAACCAACTACCTTTGCCATTTGCAAGGAGTTGGACAGTGCCAAGAGACTACACGGAAGAGATCACCAGCTTTGGAGATTAGGCGGCGATGAATAGTCCTGTTTTGTATCGCAGCAGGCCATATAGATACTGTAAAACAATCTATTTATCCACTTCTAATGAAGAGAAACAACAGACGTCAGACGTCAAAAATGAAGGCTGCCCAAAGCAAGGCAGTCCGCTCAAAAAAGCAAACCCGCTCAAACACCAACCCTCATCGGGGACGGAAGGTGATGAGAGCGGTCGGGTCCGCCGTCGGCGGATACCTAGGAGGAAGCGCTGGAGCCCTGATTGGGGACTCAGCCGCAGAGATGTTCTCTCGCCTCACCGGAATTGGTGATTACAAGGTAAATCAAAATTCCATCCTAAAACCCAATCAAGCCCCACATTTCCAGGAACTACCTGGAGGTGGCATACGTGTTCGACATTCTGAATATGTGAGGGATATCCTGGCCGGTACGGAGGTTGGTG